GCGCAACGCTAGCTCTTGAGCCCACGGCTCTCCTTCGACGTGTTAACCATGTGTCACACGTCATGCCCAGTCAAGTATGCATGGAACCTAATCCAAGGAACTATACATATGGGTGTTTCATCCTACAGTAAAACGATCGGGGTCCCGACCGGGATCTTTTATAAAACGATCGTAGGATATAAACAGGATCCAGTCACCACTGTGGTCCTCCCGTGCGACACATCTGTGTCTTTCGGGAAGTCCGTGGAAAACCAGTATCCAGTTGGAACCTTTATGCCACCTGCGAGTGGGTATGTCTGGCAACAGAATACCTATCCCGTAGGGATTTGGCCATCAAGGACTACAGCTAGAGTTGGTCCACGCGCCCTTGCCTATAACAAGGCTCGGTCACGATTTCTTGACAAAATCGTGAAGACGCGCGCGCAAGGCATGACAGGCCTTGCAGAGCGAGAGAAGACCATGACAATGGTCAACAAGCGACTCTTGCAGCTTTTAACGGCTGCTAGGGCGCTTAGGAATGGCGATTTTCGCAAATTCCTTCAAGCTCTCAACGTTAAACCTCTTACCAAGCACCGAAACAAGGGCTGGAACCGACCACGTGAAGTGGCCGGGCTTTGGCTTGAGTACTGGTTCGGCTGGGCGCCGACCATAGGTGACATCTATAACCTGGTAGAAGTTTACACAGGTAAGGTGAATCCGGACTATATTAAGGCCGGAGGTGGAGGATCAGAGGCGGTAACTTATACCGGCGGTAACTCTTCGTACAAAACAACGACGAAGGAAAACTACCGTTGTAGTTGCCACATTGGTGCTCTGGTTGAGGTCACTAACCATGACCTCCTCGACTTGAACGCGGCTGGGCTTTTAAACCCGGCTCAGACTGCACTTGAGTTGATTCCATTCAGCTGGCTTGCCGGCTGGTTTATGAATCTTTCTCAAGTTTTAGGGTCCTTAACGGACACTTGCGGTTTGGAGTTCAAGAATGGTTGGATTTCAGAAAAGACCGATCGCGAATGCGATCATGTTGAGATTAAAGTCTCGTCTGGGTCTAAGTATGGGTTCCGTAAATATACAACCGTGGCTTTCCAGCGGTCTAAGTTTACTGAACTTCCCCCACCAACCTTCGAATGGAAGCTTCCTAAAGAGCTTTCGGTTACACGAGGTGCGACATTAGCCGCCCTTATCGTTCAACTCTTTTCCCCAAAGGGAAAGAAATAACCAAATTGGAGTCCTACCATGCAAATGGCTGATATTACCATCAAGAAGGCTGACGGCGTTACCAACGTTGTTTACAGCCAACTTACCGCATCCGCTGGCGATCGCTCGCCTGCAGTGTGGCGCAACAATACCTCCGCCACTCTTCGTGGCAACCGTGCGACGTTCACGATGGAATCCCATCCGAACGGTCCGGGCACTGCCCGGCGCGTTAACTGCAAGCACTCTTACCATGTCGTCCGTACGGTCGATGGGCAGGAAGTGGTTGTAGCAACGATCCCGACTGAAGCTACCTCTGTGTTGCCGCAAGGCCTCACTGATAGCGAGATCTCGGAAGCGATTGAACAAGCTACTAATATGTTCGCCGCGACCTTGATCCGTCAGTCCATCGCACTGGGCTACGCTCCGGTTTAAAACCGCGTAGCTCTGGGCCAGTAAACAACACTGGCTCTACCCTTGGAGGTTTTATGTTTTCACAAGATGTGAAGCATGTTGCACTGCGATTAATGCGTGCGCTCGACACACCGAGGTCTTTGTCAGTCTACCTGATGATCGAGGCCGGAGAGTGGGATCAACTCTTTTCACTGAGTACAGATCCGTCCCTTTATGAACCCCTTTACTTTGCTGGTGTTGAGAAATACCGCAGAGACGTTCAAGCCACTGATTTCCTGCGTAAAATCGAGGTCGAAGACCCCGAACGCGTGGAGCAGCTTGAGTTTGAATGTTGGAGTGAATTCCTCTCTTGTGAAAGGGAGTGTTACCTTGCCAACAAACGCCTACAACCGTTCATAGATGGTACCTGGGAAACCAGCCCATTGAACACTAAATTCTCGACAATCGTCAAGAAGGCGCGCAATTGGCTTATCAAGGTACTCGGTCCATGCCCAGATGCGGAAACGCTAATGGGTCGCTTTGGGCCGGGTGGGACATTCGAGACAGAGCTGTGGATGCGAAAGGTAAGAAACAACCTCGTCGCATATGACAAACTACAGCAAATGCCAACTTTCACCGTCAGGTCCGCGCACTTGTGGCAGTCTCTCGACTTGCTATACAAGGGCGTCTGGGGTGAAGTTCCCGATCCTTCTGCTTGCATGCTTGGTGATCGATTTAGTTCGGTCACTAAGACTGTTTTGAAGCGTCGACCTATAGCCTTAGGGCCAGGGTTTAACGTCTTCATGCAGCTTGCAGTCAATGATGCGTTAGTACCGCGTCTGAGTCGCCAGGGTATCCATCTGAAACGGAAAACCCAACCCAAATCACCTATCCGGATGGATAGCACGAACGAGGGGCAACAGCTCCATCGTAAGTTAGCGAGACTTAATTCCGTCTCGGGTGATTGTGCGACAGTGGATCTCTCCTCTGCCAGTGACCTAAACGCTTACAACTTAGTACAGTTGCTTTTTGACTGGAACAGTAGCGATGATTGGTTCGAGCTCCTTTCTGCTCTACGTAGCCCTAAAATCAGATTTCAGGGGCGGTGGTTGCGTTTGGAGAAGTTTTCTGCAATGGGGAATGGTTTTACTTTTCCCCTGGAGACACTGATTTTTTGCTCGCTTTTGCATGCCGTCGGTTGCCGTATTGGCGAAGACACATTCGTCTATGGTGACGACATGATAATTCCAAAAGAATTAGTTAGCGATGCAGTTGCAGTGCTCCGGTTTGTTGGGCA